TTGCCCAAAGCCTTATGCTGTGAGTAAGAATTAGTTGTCCAATGAAAGAAATGGGTATTTGTAGCGCTATGCAAAAGAGTAGCAGCAAACAAAGCGACATTTTCTGTTTCATTCATGGTAAATCCTTATAGTTCGTATGATTTTAATACATCTACAGCTTCTTGCACAGAATTTACTCGGAATAATGGGCCACCTTGCCAGTTAGCAAATAGCTTGATTTGGTCAGGCGTTAGCTTCTTATCTGCCCCATCTTTGATTTCCATTAAAATGGTTTGGTCAGCATAGCAAACCATAATGTCTGGCATCCCTTTGGCGACCATGTGCAAATGATGAACTTGCGCCCCATAATCTCGTAGTGCTTTTACAACAAGTGTTTGATTTTTGTCTACTTTTTTCGCAAATGCCATAATAATATGTTAGTGTTTAGCAACTTGACAAGTATAAGGGGAATTTGATGCCTGGTTATTATCTTTCGGATGAAGAATTTATAGCAGAATGGAAAAAGATTGGCAGTCCAGAACAATTTTCCAGAATCCATAAACAAAATATCAGGTCTGTATATAACCGCAGAAGGTCAATAGAAACTAGGTTAGGCATTGAATTGCCTACATTTAATGATGCTAGATTAAGTCCACAAAAAAAGATACAGCAAACAGAAGGGCATATTCGCAGGGGATTCGATTTAGAAAAAGGGCGAGTGATTGTTTTTTCTGACGCACATTTTTGGCCAGACCTCACCACAACCGCATTTAAAGCGCTTTTAGAATCTATTAAAGAATTCAAACCTACGGCAATTATCTGTAATGGTGATGCTTTTGATGGAAGCGGACTTAGCAGATTTCCTAGAATGGACTTTGACCAAATTCCAAGTGTTAAAGAAGAATTAGAAGCTTGCCAAGAATATCTAGGACAGATTGAAATGGTCGCTAGAGGCGCTAAATTGTTCTGGCCTATGGGTAACCATGACCAACGCTTTTTAGCGTCTGTGGTGCAGAATTTACCAGCTTTTGAGGGCGTTCCAGGAACACATCTAAAAGACTATTTTCCCATGTGGAATTCTTGTTGGTCGGTTTGGATTAACGAGGATACTTGTATTAAACACCGCTGGAAAGGTGGATGGACAGGTGGCAGAAACAATGCCGTAAATGCTGGGGTAAACATGATTACAGGACATACTCATGTTTTATCGGCTATTCCGTTTAATGACTATAACGGCACTCGTTGGGGCGTTCAAACAGGCACTTTGGCTGACGAACATGGCCCACAGTTCAAATACACAGAAGACACCCCTAAAGATTGGAATAGTGGCTTTGTATTACTATCTTTTGAAAGGTCTAGGCTATTGCAGCCAGAGTTGGTGCGAGTTTGGGGAGAATCGGAAGTAGAGTTTAGAGGCAAAATCCACAGCGTATGAAACTGACACCAGCTATTCTTAAGAACTTATACAGCGCAATCTACTGTATGAAACCTTTTGATAGGTGGTCTATGCCATTGCCAGAAGAAATTAACTTTGTTGTCAATAAAGACAATGAAGTAATGGGAACTTATTTATATGATGATGGTGGCGACCATGAGCATACGATTACGATTTCTGCGGCTCGTTGCGGTCATCTTGACACGGTGATTCGAGTTCTTTGCCATGAGTGCATCCACATGAGTAGACACAAGACTTCAAAATGGACACACCATGATAAGGAGTTTCGTAGTAGAGCGCACCGTATTTCGTCTGAATTGGGTTTTGACCCTCTTGAACTTTAGTCATTTATTTATTTCTTTAAAAACAATTTGTTGTGGCAACATTTTGCTGGTTAAATAAACGCTAGAAAACGGTGGATTTAAACTAGGTTTTTGGTCATTGTAATCTTTAAAATATGAAATTCTTTTGTTCATATACAAGATTTCAAATTGATTGTTTTTAAATAAATTAAATCGTTTTTGGCTTTCAAACAAACCAACCACACCAACAAGCATGGCAAATGGTTTTCCAATCTCAAACAATCTTGCAAACACCTCATATTTCAATGAATAAGGTGGATTGGAAATAATGTAATCGCACTTAGGTGGCTGAACTTCAAAAAAGTTGTTACCTGATTCTAAATGCGTATTGATAACAGTATGGCCTTGTTTTTTTAGCAATTTAACAAACAAACTATTGTCTGTATCAAATGGACACCAAATGACGCTATTTGGCTTTATATATTCATATAACGGTTCAATAGCATAAGATGGTGTATAGAATTCGTCATTTTGACTTCCAGCAACAATATCAAGTTTCATTATTTAACAGTTCGTGTAATTGCGCCAATAACGCTTCCTGGGAAGTTCCCCATTTAGTTTCAAAACCCTTTGCACCCAATCCGTGAACACCAGAGTTTCCCCTATGGTGTTCTGGGCATAATGGAATGACAGGGGATGTAGACCTCTTGCCACCAAACCGTCTGATGTGGTGAATTTCTGCTGGACTGTCTTTGACCCCAAAGGCGGAACGACAGAGAATACATCCGAGCCTTGCAACTCTATCAAGATACTTCTTTTCATCTTTTGTTGCCATCTGCGTAGTCATACCATAGTCTATAAAAAGTTTTGAAAGAGTCAAAACCTACCCCAGCTTTAAATGCTTTACCGTCAGCCGCATATTGCCAATATTCTTGAATATTTGTGCCGTTATCAGTATTACCTATGATAACAACAACCATAAACTTAGGATTGGCTGCTAGTGCTTGTAATAAACGCTTTTGGCCTTCATTCATTTTTTCGCCAGGTCGTTTCCATTCCATAATTAAGAAATGACCATTGCGTTCTGCAATACCGTCTAAATCACTTGGACAAAAATTAGGATTCTGTGGGATTAGCCCTACAAAATCCCCATAATCTACATGGCTTGCAACTAATGAACGCATAGCTTTCATTGTTTAATCCATTGGTCTTTGAGTTGTTTAATTGATGCAATCTCTAATCGGATTGTTTCGTCAGCTAATTCATGGGCAATTTTTGTTGCTTTTTCAAAGTTATTTTTAAGAGTAGCGTTGTGATAAGCCTTAACTAGCTTTTGAATTTGTAGATATGGTTCGCAATAATCTGTCATTTTTATTCCTAAGAAAATAATAAATCTTGTGTCATAACTGAGTCGCCAGAATTGTAAGTTTTTGACTGTCCTTTTGGATAAGGCAAAACCTCATAATTTAACTTGTTTTGTAATAACTTTTTGTCTGTTTTATTTCCATGAAAATAAACATACCTATGTTTTGCACTACGAAATTGGCGAATTGATGGGTCTTTGGCATGACGACTATGCTTTCCATCACCAGCACTCATATCTGTTCTTTCTTTGGTTGTTCCTGTAAATAAAAAATTTGTGGCTTGATATACATATCCAACATGACCCTGACCTGCATCAGCGTAAGAAACAACAATTTTAGGTTTTGGCAACATTTTTAATGAATTACCAACCAAAAAACTAGCTTCATTTTTTGTATTGTTTTGCAAGCAAAGTCTGTTTAATTCAATTACAAAATCAGAATATTGTTCTCCACAAATACCAATACAAAGACTTCTTGAAGCTGGCATACCATAAGTAACAACACCAATTAACTTTTTTTCATCATAAAGCCCAAAAGCAAACATAATATTTGGAAGTCTTTTTGCGTAATGTTTTTGCAAAATCCAAGGATGCGCTTCTTCAGGTTTAATTGGAAGCACAATCACTTGGTAAGTCTTTCAATGTTTCTGTTGTTTGCTTGTTCTGTGCGCCATGCTTCAAATCTCATCTTTGCGGCTTCTAATTGCCAACGCAATCCTTCTGCTTGTTCCGTAGCAATTCCAATCGCCTTACATAAATCTTGGTAATCTTCCGATGCAAGCGCCTCCATCTCTCTTGCTGCAACCGATGACCCAGTTGCTTCTTTAGCTTTAAGCGCAATACAAGAGTGTCTATAAACTTCGAGTTGAGCAAGTTCACCCTTGGCTTTTGCATACGCTGGCGCTGTTTTGTAAATGAAATCAATCGCGTCATTTGGGTCATAGTCTTTCATTTTAGATTCATCCATAAACCAACTTGAGCTGCTGCATAACCTAACCAAATTAAAGCATTAGATGATGAGCCTTTAAAATATTGCGCAAGGCCAACAACTAAATAGCCTAATCCTGTTGCAGCCACAATGTATTTTTCTATATCCATTTTCCCCATTCTCCCCTGTTACCTTTTTTGTATTGGTCCAAAAAATCATCAAAGTATTGATGTAAATTTTCTTTATTACTAATGTAAGTTCTAAACTTAGTTATTCCCATTTGTTTACGATATTTACACAGTTGCCTGACGGCTGATTTGTGCTGAAATTCTTTGTCGTAATTGGGCGTAGGATTCCCCTGCATAAGGGGTAATTCCAAGTTCGGCAGCTTTAGCAAGTGTTAGTTCATCCGTTGAATACCATGGAACAGGTGGCTTTTTAGGTTTTGATTCCTCAAAATCTAACTCATCAAGATACCGCATTTGATTTAGCCAGGTCGCAGGAAACGGAATAAACTCTTTTTCCGTTCCTTTGAACTTCCAATATTTTAAATGGTTTGGTAGGGCCTCAATCGCCTCAATCCGTTCCCCCTGATTTAATTTTTGCCACGCCTTTATTGCTGCGCCTTTTGCTACTTTTTTGGGGTAAAGTCCCCAGAATGTCTGAAATTCCATAAAGTTCCCCTAACTCTCTAGTCATTATAGCTTCTACAAAACAAGCATGAACGCCTTTTTCAATTAAAAATTCCCAACCAGCTTTGTCGTATTTAACTTCGACATCGGCTGACCCATCGCTGTTTTCTTTAATTTTTTTGATTGTAATTTTCAAAAGGGTGCATCCTCCCAATTAAATGTTGGTTTGACTTTGGGTTTGTAACGCCATGTCCAATTTGTGTATGTTTTAATGATATGGTT